AATGGCAACCAGGCCCGATAGAATCAGATGGCGGCATTTAACGCCAAAAGAGAAAGCCGTAATCACCAACGGATGCGGCGGCAAGGGTTGTTTTATCAACCCACCTGATTTTGTCTATACTGAAGCCTGCAACCATCACGATTATAACTACTGGATAGGTTGCAACAAACTACAACGCAAGAAAGCCGACCTGCAATTCCTGGCTGAGATGATTTTAGAAGCAGCAGGGTGCAGAAAATATATAATACTTGCGAGAATATATTATCGTGCTGTTCGGATTTTCGGAGGGCGCTTTTTTCATTGGGCGCAAAGGCAACGAACAAAAAAAGACCTAAAAAACATCATGGAGGCACACGGACTATGAAGCATCTAACCATCATCATGGCAATTATCATGCTGACCGGCTGCACCCATCTTGGATTACAACCACCCCCCAGCGTATGCGAACAGCCCGGAGCCGAAAAGAGCCTGATATGCGATGTATGTACCGAACTTGGAACCACACCGGAAGTGGCAGACTTATTGATTGAGTCGGCAGCAATCAGAGCTTTGGATGATACCGACAAGACAACGGTTCTTAAATTCTATGAGTCGGTCGAGTTATTCTTGTCCACAACCCAATCATACCGAAGTTTAATTGAGTTTGTGCAAAACTATGTAGACATGACCGGGCCGGAGGTAATTTTAATCAGTATGTATCTTCCCCGATTTGACTCGACACAGTTCATATCATCTTTTGATCGAGATCTATTGATGATGCACATATACAGGATGAGGGCGATCTTGCAATGAAAGAACCACTCTGGGCCAGAGCTTGCAGGCCATGCTTTGTCCTGGCTTATTATGCGTTTGACTCAATATACAGACTTATCAGGAGGATACGCTATTGGGTATCAAGGCGGTTGGCATGACCAAAGACTTCAAATACCCCACAGAACGCAAAACGCAGGACATTAAGAGGAAATTGGTGAAACAAGAAAAAGAAACGAGGCATAACAAGCTGTTGAGAATTAAAGACATATTCCAACCATATATGGTTGACGATGATGGCTGGTATCTATGTTCAAGCGACCAGGGTGAAATACTTTGGTTTAATAAGCAAGATTGGGGATGGACTTACGGGTCAGAGAAACATGGCTAAACACCCAGGCGGCAGGCCAACAAAATACGATCCTGAGAAGTACCCGGACATGGCTTATGTTGCGTGTGCAGAGGGTGGGATGACAGATAAGCAACTATCTAAAATGTTTGGGGTTTCTGAGGTCACATTAAATGCATGGAAGAATAAGTACCCAAAGTTTCTTAAGTCCCTAAAGGCAGGCAAGGCAGAACATGATGACAACAGGGTAGAAAAATCGCTACTTGAAAGAGCCTGTGGTTATACATGCCCAGAGACAAAAGCTCAATGGGTTGAGTCAACCGAGATTAAAAATGGCAAGTCGGTTAGGTCTGGTCGGTGGGAATACGCCGAAATGCAGAAACATTATCCCCCGGACCCTACATCAATGATATTTTGGCTCAAGAACAGACAACCGGAGAAGTGGCGAGACAGAATTGATAACAGCGTTAAGATAGAAAACATTGAGGGTATTTTAGAGATAATCCATGGCAGTTAGTCAAAAAACCATAGATACGATCAAAGGTTATATTGATGATTACGAAGCCCACGCTGGGGAGTGCATCTATATTCGTGACCACAATACATCTGCCATCGTCCCCCTAAAGTTCAACGCATCGCAGAAAATTTGTAATGACATTGCCGAAAAGCAGCTTAAAGAGTTTGGTTTTGTCCGTTTCATGCTTTTAAAAGCCCGTAGGTTTGGCGGCTCAACATGGTTTCAGGGTCGAGCATACAGCAAGACGAGCCTAAACTTTAATAAAAACGCATTTATTGTGGCCCACGAGAGGGAGTCAACATCAACGTTGTTTGAGATGGCAAAACTGATGCATGAACGTAACCCCATTGCACCGACTACTCTAAAGAACAACGAGAAAGCCCTCAAGTTCGATACCAAGGACGGTAAAGGGTTAAAGAGTGAGTATCGGCTGGGTTGTGCAGACAATACGAGTGCTGGCCGGTCCCAAGGTGCCCATTTTTTGCATTGCTCTGAGGAAGCGTTTTGGAGGGACGGTGAAACCCTGCTCTCCGGTCTGTTGCAGACAGTACCCGATCCCCCGGCATACTCTGAGGTGGTTCGAGAATCAACGGCCCAGGGTTACGGTAACAGCTTCCAGGTGGACTGTTTTAAGGCATACGGCGAGGGCCAGACCCCGTATTACAGCGCAAAGCTAAAAGACGTAGCACCGCACATGCCTGAAAGCGAGGTTGAGTTCAACTTTGCGTATAAAGCCAAGGGCCAGGACTGGGTTTTAGTATTCATCCCATGGTTTATGCACGAAAGATACACCAAGGAGTTTGATACCAAAGAGCAGAAACTTGAGTTCGTGAAGAAAGTCGGAGAAAAGGTTTTTGATTCCGTGTCCCTGGAGTGGGTAGAGTCGGAGACATCCAAGCTACGGAGAAAATACGGACTTAATTACCAGCAGTTGTACTGGAGGGAGTGGGCAATAGAGAATAAATGCCGGGGTGACATACGGAAATTCCGTGAGGAGTATCCTGCCACAGTAGAGGAAGCCTTTCTCTCCACCGGCACAAACGTGTACCCGAAAGAACTGTGCGACCAGATAGAGGAGGGTTGCTGTGAACCAATCGTCATTGGAGACTTGGTTGTTCGCCAGGGTAAGACCCGGATACGCAGGCACCCAAACGGCAAGTTCAGTATCTGGGAAAAACCTGAAAAGCATGGACAGTATTTTATCACGGTTGATTCTGGAGGAGGCAAGAACGAGCGCCAAAAGAAAGAAAAAACTGACCCGGACCCGACCTGTATCGATGTGTGGAACCACAGAACCGGGCACCAGGCCGCGCAATGGCACGGGCACATCGAATACGACCTGATTGCGGACGTTGTTGAGATGGCTGGCAACCTGTTCAATCGCTGTAAGGCGTGTGTAGAGCTTCAAAACCACGGCTATACTGTTGTTGCCGATCTGAAAAGGGCCAATTACCCCATGTACGAGCATAAACCAGGCGAGCCTGGCTGGTCCACAAATGCCAAGACCAAGCCTCTGATGGTGGATGATCTTTATCGTATGAGCCGGGATGCCCACATGGTTATAAAATGCAAGTCAACTGTATCCGAGATGCGAACTTTCAAAGAGGAGAACGGCAAGTATAACGCTGAGACAGGTTGCCACGATGAACGTGTGGACACGGCGGGCATGGCTTCACGCATGATGCAGCTAATGCCGAGTTCAATGTCGGATAATGATGGTTTTGAGTTCGGCAACTTTAAGCACCGAACGGAACGCAAATTTGAGGGATATAGAGAACAGTATGTCTAAAAAGAAGAAATACACAATCGATCAAATTACCGATGCCTGGGAAGCGTACAGCACAAAGCGGTGCTTTCGGTATCTCAAGGGCGGCCATACATACATTCATCACCAGAAGCCGGATGCATCGGACACATCTGAGCCGATAACCAAGCTGGAGAACGTAAAATATTCTCAGGTTATGGGATTCCCGCAGTTTTTGAGGACTATCAATGGCTAAAGAAATAACAGACGTTGAAAACTATTTTGCCCCGGTTGCGGATGAAGCCAATAAGGGCTGGAAACACCTTGTAGAGTATTGTCTTGACCAATACAAAAAGGCAAAAGATTCTCCATACCGGGAGAAAAAGCTGAAAGAAATCAAGCAGACAGTAAAGGTTTACAACCAGGATGAGGAAAACAAGGACGATATGTGGGAGGGTGAAGCTAATTATACCATTCCGCTGACAACTATATCCCTGGACAACCTTGAACCCCGGATCGTATCTGCTTTGGTCGGTAAAAAGCCCTATGTTGCGTTTGAGATGGAAAACGACCAGAAAAAGGACACCCCCACGGAAATCCTGGAGTCATGGTTCAACCAAGAGCTTGAGGATACGGTCGGCCTTGAAAAGTCGGCGCGGTCATTGGTGCATAAAATCTTACAAGAGGGCACAGTTTATCCGTTACCGAGCTACGACATTGATGAGCAAGTGCGGGCAGACTTTGTTTTTCAAGAGGATCTGAAAGATTTTGTTGAGAAAGAACCCGAAAAGGCTGCCGAACTAAGCCAAAGTGTGGAGTCTGGCGACTATACCTGGGGAAATGGTATTCTGATGGATATAAACACCGCTGAGCCGGTTATGGTGGATGTCCACGAAACCGAGTTCGAGGGTGGCAGGTTGCAGTTTGTGCCGTTTGAAGATGTTTACGTCGCTGATGACGTTGACGATTGGGAAAAAGCGCCCGTTATCCGCAAAGTATATCCGACCTACGCAAACCTCATGACCGATGCGAAAGAAAAGTCGGGATACCGTAATATAGGCCCATGGCTGTATGATGTTGCTTTTGAGGGTGATGCTGATGCGACAACCGCCGCCCAGGACTATGATCAGATCAGAAAGAACAGTAAAAAAACGATAGAGTGTATTGAGTGTTCCGTGTCCTATATCTATCAGGACGATGATATAGAGTCGGGCAAAGACAATCCCAACATGATTGAGGAGCGTTTAATCGCCCAGATAGCCTTGGAAACTAAAATTCTGGTCCGATTGGTGCCCTTGCGGAAAGTGTATCACAAAAACGAGCACCTGCTGAAACGTGTGCGGCTGTTTCCTGAAGAGGGTAAAAGTTACGGTACTTCAATGGGTGCAAAACTTGAAAGCATACAAAAAGGAGCATCCAAGACCTTTAACACAGCGTTGAACATTGCCGAGATAACCATGATCCCGTGGTTTCTTTACACGGAGGCATCGGGGTTAAAAGCCAGAAACAAGGGAGGCGTGGAGCTAAAACCCGGCAAGGGCGTTATGGTAGACGATGTCAACGGGGTTATGTTTCCAAGGTTCAGCATCAACCCGGACCAGATGTTTAACTGGATTAACCTATGGGTCGGATTTTGGGAGCGAGTATCAAGTATCGGTGATCTTCAGATTGGCAGGGTGAACGACAAAGCGACCACTGCCACCGAGACCATGGCAGTTATCCAAGAGGGTAACATCAAGCACAATTACCAGGGCACGAGCGTCAAGGATGATTTTCTCGCCGTTATCAAGACAATTTATGACCTGTACTATCAATATATGCCGTTCAACAAAACATTCCTATGGAATGGTGAGCAGTTACCGATCCCCAGGGCATTGATGCGACGGCGTAAGAAATTCAAGTTAACCGGGTCCACAGAGTTGAGCAATAAGCTGATTGAACGAAAAGAAAAAGAGGATTTTTATGCACAATCGGCCAACGACATGAACATCAACCCGGTTAAACGAGCCGAGGAGCTTGTCAAGGCATACGGTTTTACGGAAACCAAGGATTGGATAAACCCTAATATTCGTGGTGTTGTTGAGATGTTGATGCAGGTTCCGGGTGCGGTTGAAGCTGCCGGGCAGATGGTGCAAGCCATGGCCCAACAGCAAGAGCAAGGCCCGGAGATGGAACAGAAAGACCAGATCCACGAGCAGGACATGCAACACAAAGAGGACGAGCATAAACAAAGCATCATCCACAAAGAAGAATCACACGCCCAGGAGATGGCGCACGAAACGGATAAGGCAGAGAAACAGGCAAACAAGAAAGAGGCGGCTTAATGTCTGATTGGAACGGCTTTTTAAAATCCAACGAGTTCCGCGACTACCGCAAAAAGCAGGTTGAAATGGTGGCCGAGGTTCTAAACGGAAAGTTTGCAGGAATCGTGATAGGCATGGGCAGTGAATTAGCGGTAACCAAGGGTCAGATGGACATGGCAAAGCGATTTCTTGAACTGCCCGAAACTCTGACCGAGGACGCAGGGACACTTGAATACCTGGACATGCAACTGACCGAGGACATGGCGAACTTAACCCGCATGTTGATGCGTAAAATGGTGGTGCCGGAATGAAAGAAATAATAAAAGAGTTTTCTGGGCTATCTTTTCCTAAGTTTACAACCGTTCACGAGGCGATTTATAGATACTTTGGTGCCCATTTTGACATACCACGCAGGGGCAGAGATGGGGTGCTTGATGGGCATCAATCTGAGACTACAATGGGGATCGTTGTCAGGTATCGCCTTGGCCCCAAAGACATACTATTTTGGGATTACAAACCCGAATCATCGGCAAAGAAACGTAAGGAGATATTGTTTAGGAAATTTGTATGAACGATCTTGAACGAGCCATATTCATGTCGAAGATGCAAGGTGCCCAGGAGCCTATCAGCACCAATACCGGCTTGCCTGTGCCCAAGGACATCGAGCGCATGGACAAGAGCATGGAGTTCATCGCCAAGGCTAAATCAATCGGGAGCTATCTTTACGACAACCTGACCGGAAGGAGTACGGTTTACGAGGAAGTGCCCAGGGAATATTACGACAATCCGAGCATATTTGGAGAGCCGCAGCAAGATGCATTGTTTTCTGAAATCGACCCAAGTGGGAAGAAAACCATCGTAACTGGATACGATAAATTTAAAAAGCTAACAGGCAAAAAATTAATTGAAATCGACCCCCTGACCAATGAGTTTGAAAAGGGCATGAAGTTGATGAAATCGCAGGGGAAGGAAGCCCTAGCAGAATACCGCAAGCTGCATCCCAAAG